CGAATTTACGGCTGTCTGTTTTCTTTGATTTATCTTCTTCTTTTTCCATTTTGATACCTCTTTAATTAAGGACTGCCATTTCTGACAGCCCTTTTAGTTCACCCTCTAAAGAGTAGGGAGATTGAAATTAATTATCCAACGGGATATGTTATGGTTGCTTTTGCGGTATCTATCGAATTATTTGCTATTCCGCCAGATAATGACATTTCTCCATTTGTGTTTATATGTAAAACGCATTGATTTCTACTCCACGTTTCTATCGTTCCGTCATACCCATACATATATATTGGTTGGAACATAGGAGTGGACGGTCTAGCAGATGCGGGTAAAGTTCCGTTCAGTGCTAAATTACCATTGTTGTCAAATGTGAGTGTAGTATTGCCTATGTTAAGCAACAACGTACACATTCCATTTAACACACGATATTTAGCACCTTGATTTCCAACAGACTGCCAACCTGTATCACTCTCTGTAACAAGTTTCTGCCAAGTAATTGTGCTTGTGGAAGCATTGACAATGGATGTGTATAAATCCGCACTATTCCATCTACTTGCTATGAGTTTTACATGTCTATTATCCGAACCGCCAATTTTGAACACATACCAAAATCCCTCATTGGTAGCGGGCAAATAACTTGCATTAACATTTCCAAACTTAAAACTCATACTTGCGTTTGAACCTGTTAATAGACTTAGGAAATCGGCTAAACTCGGAACATTGGCTTGTGCGGTATATTGATATACTCTTGCAACGTCATCAAGCCCACTCTGACTTACCAACTTGTTCAGTGCACTTGCATTACTTGGCACAACCGCCTCAACGTCTGCAAGGTCTGAACTAATCTCGCCTAAAGCACCCTCAACTGTGGACTGTCCTCTGATTGCACTTGCAAGATCTTTCTTCTGATAGTCAGTAAGGTCGAAAGCATTTGCCATAAGGTTGAACAGAATTCTGTCACCGCCAGCCTTAATGATACCTACGTTATCCCCGATAGCAATTTCCTTTCCTGCACCATTAATGAACAGAGCAGAAGTTGTACCTGCGTCTGACATTTCATAGATGTTACCAACGTTTGCTGCAACAAGCAGTTCGCTTGTAAGTTCTGCACAAGTCAAATCACCGCGAGGTGTATAGATACTTGAAAGGGCAGAATTGATAGCAGAGTAAACGCTCTGTGATTCAACAAGACCTCTGTTTCCCGGTGCAACTCTGTCAGTTGTATCTTTCCAAACAAAGTCGTAATCAGAGTTAGATGCCTTTGCAAGAACCTGTCCTGTAGTACCTGCAGTTGGAACGCCCGGTCCTGCAGGTCCTTCTACACCCTGTGCACCTGTATCTCCCTTGTCACCTTTATCGCCCTTATCGCCTTTTTCTCCCTGAATACCCTGTGCACCTGTGTCACCTTTATCACCCTTGTCACCTTTAATACCCTGTGAAGCAAGGTGGCATACAAGAGAATATGGCGGTGTACCTTCGCCAGTGTAGCGGTAAATCGGATAACCGATTGATGTAGTAGGGTCTTCTGGGTCATAATCTTCAACCATAACCATAAACATAAGACCTACTTCTGGATAATCAGAAGGGTCAAATTCTGAAATGTCATCGAGCTGTTTGTAGATAAGGAACGGATAACCGTCATCACCTTTAGGACCCTGTACACCCTGAATTCCCTGAATACCCTGAGCACCAGTTGCACCAGTATCACCTTTAGGGCCTTGAATACCTTGAATACCCTGTTCACCCTGTGGACCCTGGATTCCCTGAATACCAGTATCTCCTTTGTCTCCCTTATCACCTTTATCGCCTTTTACACCGTCCATTACATCGAATGTATGGTTTCCAGTTGAGTCAGTGATAACAACTCTGTGTCCGCCAGTAATATCTGTAACTGTAACGGCAGTTGATGTACCGTCCATTACGTTCATCTGGGAAGTGTGTGCGGTACCTTCGTTATCATCCCAAAGGAATGTAACCTTATGTCCGCCCTCAATATCAGTAATTGACTGAATCTTACAAGGTACACCTGCTACAGCCCCTGCACCTGCCATTGAGTCATCAACGTACTGTTTAAGTTCATCTATCTGCTGCTGTGAGGCACCTTTACTGCCACTGAAAATAATCGTTCTTCTGCTTCTAGTCTTAGCCATGATTGTCTCCTTTTATCTAGGTTGAATTGATATTACTTCAGAAAAACAGGTCTCTTAATTTTTAAGTCTGCCGTCTCTTTCCGCCAGTCTCTTCTTAAATGCCTCGTAAATCTCCTGTGCAGAAGCACCGTCAAGGTTTTCCTGGTCGATTAAGAAGATGTAATCGTCATAGTTCATATCCGGGTCAATAAGTTCCTGCTGTTTTAGAATGTAGAATACACAGTACATAGGGAACTTGCCCTGACCAGAGATATTTGCGATAGAATTGATGATGTTAGGGTCCAGAGCCATTGTTTCGTAATCATAGTTAAGATGGATTTCAACAGCCCCTTTATAATTGCTCCATTCTGCGTACCACTCGATAAGCTGAGACAACTGTTCGCTTACATTTCTTGCGAATGTTGCAAGTCGTGCATTTTCTCCCGAACGGTGTACATAAGCAGATTCTGCAGTTTCTGAAGTTTTCTTATCTGGTGCAATAGACTTCATAAAGATACCTGCAATAAGATTTTCAATCTTGTCGATACCTTCCTTGGTGTGTTCCATACCTTCACCGGCATAAGAGAGCATACCGAATCTTGCGTCAGAGTTTTCTTCAGTAATGAATACGTCACCGCCGAGTGTGATCTCATCATCCTCGTCTTCGTTATCACTTGGTGTGTAACCTGTGATGTAACCTGTAGGCATTGTTACTTTATGAAGTCCGTTATAGTAATCAGCCATTACCTGATAGTGATGAATATTCATCATTGCAAGGTCATAAAGAGGCGGTTTTTCTGCAATGTCGGTAGGGAAGAATACAAACGGAATGTATCTTATCTGCTCACCGTTGATTGTGACAGGAGCAACCTTTACACCGATATCTACAATGTCACCTTTTTCGTCATAGACTGGAGTCCAGATTCTCTGTTCATAAAAACCTTCGTCATTGATTGCAAGAACACGATAACGCTCTTTATTTTCGAGAATAAACTCGTCTTTGTACTCGTTCACCTTTTCCTTAAGAACTACGAGTTTAAGGCGAGAAAATCCCTGTGAGTTGTCGTAAATCTTGTTAATAATCTGTTCTGCAGGATAGTAAGTAATATAAGGGCGGATGCCTTTCTTTTCAGCATCGTACTTGGTCATGCCAGGTTCTGCTTCGGGCATATCCAGAAGACCGCCGCCAAAACCTGTTTTGAGAAGGTCATCAAATGAGTTTGAAGCAAACTGATAGAGAGAGTTTCCTTTGCCGTCTACGTTATCAAGGATGCCACTCTGTTTGAGTTCATCAGAACATACAACTGTAGGAGTGCGTCTGAAGACCATAGCGTGCTGGACCTGATAAGCCATATATGTAAACGGAATAAAAGGAGTTCGCATTTTATATGCCTTATATCTTGCAAGCTGTTCATCATGGTTACGAAGGACAGCCATAGGCAGATACTTTTCACCTTTATCCTTTACAACATCTTCTCCTGCAATTACTTCACGACATACAGCCCAGCGTTCTGCAAGCTGAGAATATTCGGGATATGTGGTCATTACAGGAAACTGAATTTCTTTCTTTTTTCTACCAAAAGCCATATTTCACCTCTTAGAATCCGTATACTTTAGGGCGATTAAGGCCCCATGATTTTTTGATTGGTTTGAGATAACACAAGAGATAAGCGGCAGCATCTGAAATATGATCCAGTCCGCCAGACTTATCCGTGTCTTCTCCGTTATCCTTGTAGCAGTATCCTTCGAGAGCTTCCTTGAGTTTCTTGCACCTTCCTCGTGTAACGAAACAATGTCTGTCACCATTAGCATTGAGGAAAGCGGTATTTACTGCATTGAACTTGTCTCGTGAAGAGTAAGGAGCCTTCGGACAGCAGACATGAAACTTGTTTCTTCTTAAAATCTCATAGTCTGTTTCTCCTACCATTGCAGAGGTCTGCCTCTTACGGCAGGTAGGGTCCGGGTAAACGAAAATGTCACACTTAGGAAACTTCTTTCTGATTGAGTTACACAGAACCTGTGTATTTGAATTCGGCTCAACAATTTCATCAAAGAAATAAACGTCATCCCTTTCCTTTACCGCAATGGCTGCGGTCATAGGATTTACGTTGAAGTCTATGCCGATATGTACATCTGTATTAGGAATGCCCCATGTTTCATCGAGGTCACAGATATTCTGTTCGCGATCAAAACAGTCATAAACACGAGAGGCAAGGTTTTCAAAGTTTGCAAGATATTCCTGTGCGAACATTTTCGGAGACATATTTCTTTTCTGTCTTTCAATTTCTTCGATAGGAACGTTTCCACCATCAAGTGTAGTAAACTGAAATGTAGCCCAGTCTTTATCTTCAAGAGCTTCTTTGTAAGTCTTGTAAAACCAATTGTAACCTTTAGGCGTTGAAACGAGGATTGCACGGCCCATCTTGTCACCAAGGGCAGGAGAGACAGTATCCCATACGTCATTCTTCATAAACGCGCACTCGTCCATGATTACAAGGTCGAGGGAAGAACCACGAAGGTGTTCTGGATTATCCGCGGTAACGACATAGAGGATAGAGCCGTTGATGAACTTGTAGGCTTTATCCATTTTGTTTACTTCTGCAATCCACTGTTTAGGAATATGCTTTGGAAGCCAGTCATCCCACATAATTTTTTTAGCCATATCCCATGTAGGAGCGACATACCAGATAACTGAATTCCGTTTCTTTGAAATCTGCTCAAGAATAGCGGCCCCGGATACAAATGACTTACCGAAACGTCTTCCTGCGTTTACAATCTTGAAGCGGTGAGGGTCGCGAAGAATAGTCATCTGAGGTTTGGTAAGACGAAAAGGAATAGCGTCATTCATCGACTACCTCCCCGAACTTATCAACGAGAACTGCGATTATTACCGTGATTAAAATGAAAACTCCGTAAACGAGGAGAACCTTAAAGAAACTAATCATCAATGTCCTCCTCAGAGTCTTCTGCTTCTACAATCATTTCAGAGCCGTCATCAAACTGAATACCGATATTCATAGGCCCCTCATAATCTTCAGGATCGTCCTCTGCACGGCTTGCCTTTTCTGCAATCTGAGTAAGTTCATCTCCACGTTCTGCGAAGATGATTGCAGGAATCTCATGCTTGTTTTCCTGCTTCTGAACAGGTGCACGGCCAAAGAGACGTTCTGCAATTACCTTTGCTGCAGAAGTTGCATCCTTATCTGACTCTGCGTATATAGCGGTGTTATAGAGACGGTCTACTACAGCCTGCCAGCGTGTTTTACGAGAACCGTCTAAAGGAGATTCAATAAACTCACTTGCAGCGTAAGACATAGCCTCATTAAGGGCTTTCTTTGAGCCTGCGTACTGTTTAGGTCTTGTTGTTTTTTCTGGTGCTATTATTCCCATGTCTCTAAGATAGGGCAGAAAAAAGATATGCTTAAAAAAAAAGAGGAGAGGCATTACACCTCTCCCCAAAACTAAAGGAGTTCACTCTGTAAGGAAAACAAACAAAACCTTATAAGAGGACGATTAGAATATATCAGAGGGAAAACGCGAACTTAATTTACTGATATTTTTAATCTCATAAAAATTTAAGGTGTGATTTTTTATGTTTTAATATTTACACATAGATATTTTACAAAATGAGGTGTAAACATGGTAACTAATGTAACAATGGAGTCTAAAGGTAGTAGAGAACTTTATGGTGTTGTAATCAGACAAGAGACTAAAAACAGTTTCTTATCGCTTACAGATTTACAAGAAGCATACACTCGTGCAAGAATTGAAAATGGGTGGCATGACAAAAGAATCAGAGATATTCTGACTTATGAAGAAAATACAGAACGTATTTATTATTTATTAAAAGAACAGGGGCTGCTTAACGATAAAGGCGATTTAAGTCGCTTTTATGAAGATGTAAAAAAGGACGGTTTGGTAAAGGTTTTAAAAGAGCTTGGAGTTTATAAAACAACAGGTCGTGGTGAGACAAAACAGACTATGTGTAATCCTTACATCTGGGTGCTTGTTGCAATGGAATTGAATCCTCAGTTATATGCAAAGGTTGTAATGTGGCTCACAGACAAACTTATCTTTAACAGAATCGAAGCGTGCGAATTGAATAAGGAATTAAGAAGTGCTATGGCCCAGAATCTTCCAAGTCCAGACTATCCAGGAGTTAACAAAGC